CCTCATCGCCAGGTAAGAAACCTATGTCTCTGGTTGGCAACAATGAGCGAACAATATATACTCGTTCTCTAGGTGATTTAGGATCCAACACATCTTTTAAAGCATTGTACAATGCAACAAAAGTTTTACCTGTTCCTGCTACACCATATAGAAAAAGATTTTGTCCTTTTTCATAAGAGGTAAAAACCTCTTTTTGATTATCGGTTATTGGCTTTATCGTATTCAATTCTGATGACGATATATTTAACTTTTTTTTACTTACCATAATTTTTTCACCGTTTTAATGAGTGACAACTCAGCTTGCGTTTCGGATTCTGTTTACCAGTATATGATATTCCTACCAATGTGCTGTTGTCTATCTACTATTATTTATATTTTTCCTTTCGCTCTGGCTCTGTGTTTTGCTAGTGTTGATCTAGTCTTTGCCTCTTTTACCCCTTGTCTTCTATATCTTTCGCCCAATGGACTAGTAGGGTGTTTTTCTGCAATTCTATTTAAATGATCTTTCCAACCGTTATCTGTTTTACTATCAATCTGACCTACACTTGATACAATATTCATTTGTGTGGGTGGCAATAATTCTATGTGTTTCTTTTTTGTAAACTTTTCCATATCAGCAATGGTCATGTATTCTTCAAATTCTGTTTTTGTATTTTTATTATAAAATCTATATGTAGGCATTTTCAGTTAATCTCCAAAACTTTCTCATCTGAATATATATCGGATCTTTAGTGATCGTATCTCTTGCTCTTTTAAATATCTGTGCTGACTTTGCTTTATCGCTTGTCGCCCAATCTTTTTCTTGTGGTCTTACATTACCATCTTTATCATATTTTTTACCACTTTTATGGTTTGCATATCTTCTGGCTCTTGTAAAACCCATTTCTAAAAATTTTCTACACATATCCATACCAACAAAATCTTCTTTATCTTTGTACACATGATATTCAAATAATATTTTTGTAGTAGAGATAAATGCTTCACTAGGTGTTTTGAAACGCCAATGTTTACATATATCATTTGTATATGGTCTTACAAGCAATACACCTTGTTCACCACGACCAATACGATATCTTTTATCATTCTTTTTAAATAATATATTTTTGTAATCTAAATTATAATTAAACTCAATCATCTTCTCTTACCCTATGTGGTACTTTATCCCACCAGTCACCTGATTCTTCATAAACATATTTTATATTGCAATAACCACAAATGACAAAACCATCTTTACCTATATTGTAGTAAACTTTAGGATGATCGTTTTCTTCACCTGAGCAACTAATCTGTTTTTCTTTTACTGTTATCTCCTTCATCCTTTATTCTACCTTCAATTCTATCAACTAATTCTTTTGCAGGAGATTTATTTAATCTTTCTGCTCTCCATCTTTTTGACATCTCATAACTTATCTTCATAACTTTTTCTTCTTCAGCCCAATACTCATCAAAAGATTGTGATTTTTTTTTTTCGTCTACCAAATGTCCTCGTACTTTCCTGCGGTTTCTTCATATTTAAATTGACCACCAGGGTGAAAAAACTTTCTTCTCTCTGATGCTTTAAATGTAGCAACTGTTATTATGATAGCAAGTATGAACACAAAGTGAGCAACTGCTGTATAACCAAAAACTACAAAAGATCCAAAGTATAATGAAAATGTAATACACCACATCCATGCTAGTAATTGTATTGCTAGATGTCTTACTTGTAAATCAGGAATATGTCGTAATGGATTTTTATTAGCATTCATAACTGATTCCCAACTATCGTGAATAAATTTAATCATAGTATTTTCCTCTTTAATATTTTTTTCTGGTAATTTCTCACCACGCCTAGGCCACCTTTCTTCTGCCGTAGGAAATCTTTTATAATCCCTCGATTTCATATTTTCTAATTACATTCTTTGTAGGTATAACAGTAGTGTTGCCACCATCTGCTAATTCACCCTTCTCATCATAATTATAATCTGACATTAGAATATGTACCTTTTTATCTTTTTTAACCAACCAACCTGTTGATACACAGATTGCAGGTTTAGAATCTTGTATATCTTTTAGATCACGCCAACCACTATCACTTTGAATATCTTCCCAATAAATCAGGTAAAATTTAAAATGAAAAGGAATAGGTGGTTCGTCTTTTCTAAATTGCCTTTTACTTTTTGTCACTTATTTTTTCCCCAATCGCATACAACATTAATGTAATGAATAATAAATCTAATAATATAAGTCCTAATAATATATTTGTCATATCAATATCCTATTGGTGTCTGCATTTGTTCAATGCCTTCTTGAAACCATTTTGGTGTTTCACGCTTAGACCATTTTGCAAAATAAGCCTTAGCAACTATATAGTAATTTTTATATGATTGTAAAGAATCACCAGGTACAATACAATCTGGATAATGTTTCATTGCAGGTGGTGGATCTTTCCACTCAATTACAGGTATGTTGTTAGGTACAGATTCTAGTAATTGATTTAGTAATAAATTTGTAGAATGAACTTTACCATATCTGTGTGTGTATTCATGACCTAGTTTTTTAAACAATCTATATAACCATTGATAGTGTAGTTTGTTTTCTCTAACCCATACTGCTGATGGATGATTATAATGACATGCTTTGTATATAATCTTTTCTGCGTTTGGGTTTTCTAATTTATATCTTTTTATTTTTCTACCATTCTTAGAAAGATCAGTATATTCAGTACCATCTAACATTCTATGAGCCGTTGATAGCAATTGAGCATACTCAACAATCATTTTAACCACATGTTTGTCAACATGTTCTTTTGCAGCTTGTTCTGGATCTCTGTGTAGAAAAAATATATTCATTTGTTCTCCTTCTTTAATGATATTCAACTAGAAGCATCATAGCATACAATTTATGAAACCAGATATATTTCATATCTTCTGGTGCCGTTTCATATGCTCTTTGTAATGCATCTACTCGTTTCCAATATTTTTTATAACTCATATACACCTTCTATGTTATACTTTATAACTTTTTTTACTAGTTCTCTGTATGTTGGTTTTGTTGCATACTTATCTAGTGTATCAACTAATTCATAAACATCAGCATTTTGATCTCTTAGTTCTCTAAATTTTTCATAGGCAAATACTGTGTTTAATATTCTTACATAATCTTTTACACTATCACATTTACTTTCATAAACTTTTACACCCCAACCAATCCATTTGTTTTGATCCCAAGTAATTGGTAATAACCATTTACTATCTTTATTAAATGTTCGAATACCAAATAAATTATTACCTTCATTTGCAAATCTACTTGAACCCCAACCTGTTTCTAGTGCGGCCTGGGCGATTAGTATTTCTTTAGGTATGTGTTGCGATTGTGGTAATTGTGAATACAAATGATCAACACACTGGTTTAGTGTTAAAACAAACGTATCTTTATTTGATGTATCTATTTCTGGTTGAGATATACTATAAGATACCACTTCTGGTTGTACTTGAATTGTTATGTTCAAGGGTTCATTTGAAACCTCGACTTGTTTTATTTCTGTAAATACGATTAGATATACACCTATAATAATCATAAGATTACAGAATAGATTTATTGCTCTCATATTATTTGACCTCTATATTATTTATTTCAACAATTATACTCATAATCTATGTCTGAGAGGTAATCTTCTAACTCATCAAAATCATTAAAACCAATTAAATCAAATGCGATATCAGAACCTAATGCAATCTTCATTGCCTCAGGAACTCTCAAACCTTGATGTTTAATTTTCAATACTAGATCGTCCAGAAAATCTTCTGCCTGATCCCATAACATATTTTTAACTGCACCCATATTAAGATATCCTTTCATATTTAACTTCTTCAAGACCACATGGTCCACCAACAAGTAGTTCTTCACCAACTTGCAACATGGTAAAATCTTTTTCCCAATGGTCTCCCATGTAGGCATCAAGACCCCATGTACTAATTTCTTTTAATGAATGGACTTCAGATTGTCCGTCTGCATCGCCATAACCAGACAACCAAGTGACTTTGAATAGTTTGTTGTTCATAATGTTTCCCTTCGATTTCATGTGTATATAATACATGGTTTTCGTTTAAATGTCAAGGAAATAAACATAATAATATAAGTAAAAAACCCTTGAAAATCAAGGGTTTATAGAAAAAATAGAGGTGCGACATTCTGTCGCATAGTTAAAATTAAGTATTATTTCGCATAAAATCATCATTCCAATTAAATGCCTCTTTGATTAGATTTGCTGTTAACCCTTTATAGTGTTTGTTTAACTCGCCATCTTTTGCCCATATTAATAATTGTGCTTCTTCTTCACACAAGCCTTCTAGCATTTGTATAAACATATTATCTCTTTTCATTTGAGATAATTGTGGGTTGCCACCTTTTAAAAAATGGAACATTCTTTTAACTTCTTGTTTTAACCAAGTATGCTCTGTGCCTACTGGTGCATCATTTGGTTTGAACGGTGGTTTACCTTCAGGTAATAACCATTCAAGTTTACTATCAAATGCACCTTTCAAAAACATTCTTAATTCGTTAGTATCGTATCTTCTTAATACTTCTAATTTCTTAGGTTTATCTTTTGCGTTATTTACTTTGGTAAGTATTTCGTGATATGACAATGCATAATTATCAGCCATCTAAAACTCCTCTATCTTTCCTATTAATTCTCTCAAATCATTTTTTATCATGTAAGGCAAAATTTTACTGCGATTTGATACAGTAGCCTTTTCATACTCTTTATATATATCTGTTTCAATTTCATCAGGTATATAATCGAAATCTATTAGTCTTTGATTTCGTTGAAAATTTCTATAATGATATTCATTACAAAAATCTTGTGGATCATTACCACGCATTAAACTATCAATCCATCCTGCTAGTTTTTTCTTTGATACAGGTTTTTGTTTAATCTTATTTACAAATGTATCATCTGGTGATAAAAAATTTGGTATGCCATCAGAGGTATCACCTCTAAGTATATGTTCATAAACATATTCTTGAGGACTATCAGTTTCTACAAATTGTTTTTTTGTAGGAGAGTATTGATGCACATTTGAATATTTTTGTAATTGTTGAAAATCTTTGTCACCTGAAATAATTAAAATCTTTTTATCGTGTTGTTTTTTACAAATCACAGCAATGATATCATCTGCTTCGACTTTATCTAACTGCACCACTTTGTATGGAAAGTTATCTCTAATTTCTTCTTTGATAGTGTGTATTAATCCGAAAACACTTTCCCAATCTTTGTCATCATTATTTCTACCTTCTCTACGTTTTGCTTTATATTGTTCAAATATATCTCTACGCCAAGGATCTGGACCATCAACACAGATAACTACTTCACCAGGATAATCATTTTTAAATCTATGAACATAACCACGAATAGAATTTAATATCATGTGTCTAACCATAGGTATAGATAAAACATTTTTATCTTTACTCATAGCAAGTTGGACAGCGATGTTAGAAATTGCTACTTGGGAATAATCAATCAGTATCATCTAAATTCATATCACTTTCAAATTGTATAGTTGGTGGTTTCTGTTTAATTGGCACTATCTTTGTGCCAGAATAATTAACAACAGAATATCTTCTACCTTTTTCTCCTTTTTCAATATACATCATCTTATCTGTTATTTGATGAAAAGGATGAGATAAATCAAAATCACGATATATCATAGCACGAAATGCTTCTAGAAATATACCTACGTCTAAAAAAGTTTTATTACCTTCTGGTGTGCCTATCTTCAAGCCTTCTTGTTGTAAATGCTGTATCATTTGAATAACACAATCATCTGCTAAAGAATCAGCAAACTTTTTTGTTTGATGATCTGCCACAGATTCCATTGATACTGTATGATTAGCAGGTACTTCTGCACCATCTGGAAACGATAAAACTCTAGCCATGTATTTGTTCGCCTTTAAAGTTCAATTTACCTTCATTGATAAAATGTTCTCGTAAATCCGTGTATCCTCCAATAAGTTTATCACCACTCATTATTTGTGGCATTGAACGGACTTGTTTACCTATCATTTCAAACATTTGCTCAATCGTGACTTCATTATCACCACTGGCAATACCTGTTGATAGTTTATATTCTTCAAACGGAATATTTAAAGTGTCCAACAATGCCTTTGCTTTCGTGCAATATACACAATTAGGCTTTGTAAAGACTTTGTACATGTTATATTTTCTCCTCTAAACTTTCGAAGGCCTCCTCACTATTGTTGGCAATACTATTTAGTTCAGATAACATTTCCTTTTCCACAAGTTCTTTTAGTTTATTATATTCTTCAAGTGGATATTGTAAACCTATATAAACTCTGTATTCGTCTTTAGGTGTAAGAGCAAATTGTATTTTCCATCTCTCATAACCAATAACTTTAGTATTTGTAATAACATTGATAATCGTATCTTGTGCTTCAGAAACGACTTGTCTATTACCTTCACCTTGACCTATCTCTTGATTAAAGATTTTAGTTTCTCTATTAATCTCACCTCTAATAACATCAGCAATATCTGCTTTTGCAATAATGGTTGCTTTTTCTATGGCAAGTTGTAAATCAGGTGATGTTGCAACACCTACCCCATAGATAAAGAATTTATCTTTTTTACCTAGAAAACCTTTATCATCTGTTTTCTCAACAAACCATTTAGGCACTTCTTCAATCTTACCAGATTTTGTTTCTGCCTCATTATCTACCTTAACTGTTTTTGCACAGCTGACAGCAAACAATGATAACATTAATAATAATAATATATTTTTCATTTAATTATTCACCTCCTTAAATTGTGTTAATATATTTACCGCACCGTCCCACATGGTGAATACTACTTCAGGTCCATAGACACTTACAATAATATAACCCATTACAAGACCCATAATAAATTTAATCATGATACCTCCAAGTTCCATCTTCATTTAAACATACTTTTTCTGGTAGTCCAAATATGTTTTCACCTTTTACATAACGACAGTATTCTTGTTCAGATACGCCGGCATAATAAAATTCAGCAAATAGTTCCCAATAACTAGGACCAATATTGCCATCTCTACACACCATTTTTGTTTCTTCTAATGTTTTACCATCAGGTGTATAAATTTTTTGTATAACACAACCACTTTCCATTGAATGACCATATACCGGGGTTGTTATCATATTTAAAAGTATTATAATTAAAATTGTAATAAAAATTAAAAACATTGCTTTGAATGGTTGCATCATTACATTACCCTTTCTATGACTTGCCAACGACCATCAGGTAATTGACATGCCTTTCCAAATTCTGTTGATCTATCTAAACTTGAAATTGAGTATATAGGAAATGAATCCTGAATACTTACAGTGGATGTATAATCAACACATTTGAAATGGTTTTCTATATATGATCTCGTAATTTTAATATCACCATGATTTCCTGTTTTAGGATTATGCCAAAGTAAATAACTTGATTTACCTGATGGCATATTATTTAAATGATCTACGAACATTTGACTATGTACAGTTCTATCTTGCATACCCATATTAGAACATGCAAATAAAAATGGTAATAGTAATAAACTAAATAAGGGCTTCAAGTTCTTCATGTGTTAATGGTTTATCATCACCAGAGGATTCTGATATTTCAATTGTATCTTTAAGTATGTTTTCATCTTTTTCTTTTTTGTCTGATTTGAAAACAGGCCATGACTTAGAACCTTCATGACATTGTGCAAGATTCTCCCACTTAATGTCGTAAGGTAAATTTAAGTTTGCCATTTCTCTAAGAAACTTTGCTTTCTGTTTACCAGTCTTGTAAGAATTAAATTCTGCCATGATACCTTCCATGGATAAATCGTTGTTTAATTTTGCTTTGTTCATATTGTTTACCTTCCTATATCTTTTATTTCTTTTCTTGGTATTACTTGATACGCCCCTTTGTTGTAAGCAGGTGCAACAGTAAAGTTTTTACTTTCTTCTAATCGCCAGTTGTGATGAGGTTTAGTACCACCTG